AAAGAAGAACTTGCAAAAAGTGGGTTTCCTCGGCGGTATCGTATGGAATGAGAAATCGGGAAATCTTATAGACGGGTATCGCAGGATAAAAGCAATGGATTTGCATTATAAATACGATGGTACTCCAAGCACTGATTATGACGTAAAGGTAGAGGTTGTGAATTTAGATGATAAAACTGAGAAGGAACAGCTTACATATATGGCAGTAGGGAACACGAAACCGGATATAGACCTTATAGCTGGTTATATCTCTGATATAGATTATACGGATGTGGGATTGGATATTGGGGAGCTCAACGATATTCTTTCTATAAATACAGCTATTCCTTCTTTCTCAGATTCTTTAGATGATCTATTATCTCCTGTATCATCGTTCGATGAAATAGAAAATCCTGTAATGGATGAAAAGACGTACGAAGCTAAAAAAGAACACATGAAATTCATCAAACAGCAGGTAAAAGAATCCGCAATAGAAAGACAACAGAATGAAGAAGCTTTTATAACATTATCTTTTTCTTCCTATGAAGCTAAAGATAACTTTTGTGACTTACTTGGCATTAGCACAGATGATAAGTTTGTCAAAGGAGAGGAAGTGTTGAAATTGATTAAGTGACGAAAGTAACAAATACGCGCGCCCGTACGTAAGGATATGTCAAAGAAACCTAATATAGATGATTTTAGGAAGATTCTCCGCAAATCTGGTGGAAATCTAACCAAGGTTGCGGCTACGTTTAAAGTAGCTCGGAAAACAATATACCAATGGGCGAAAGAGGATGTTGAGTTTAAAGATGCCATATCAGATGAGCGTGGAGCTTTGGTTGATGAATGTTTGGTTTCTGCCCGTGTTCTTGCATTGGGTATTCCTGAAAAGGATGAGAGTGGAAATTTTGTGGGCTGGCGCGAACGTCCAGACGGCTATATGATTCGTTATTTGCTTTCTACATTAGGAAAGAGCGAAGGTTTTGGGGAAGAATCAGAAGATGCCGATATTCCAACAGATATTGACCACGGTATTTCTATTGATTCATGGATTAAAGACAAATTGAAATGATAGTACCTCAAGAAATTTACCATCCATTATACGAGGATAAGGAAAAGTTTATAATTCTTATCACCGGAGGTCGTGGTTCGGGAAAGTCTTTCAATGCTTCTACCTTCATTGAACGGTTGACTTTTGAAATGACTCCCGTAGAGAAGATAGTTCATCAGATTCTCTACACCCGTTACACTATGGTTTCTGCCGGCATGTCTATCATCCCCGAAATGATGGAGAAGATAGACTTGGACGGAACTACCAAATATTTCAAGACCACAAAGACGGACATTGTAAACCGCATGACAGGCAGTCGCATCATGTTCCGAGGTATCAAGACTTCCTCCGGGAATCAGACAGCCAAATTAAAATCCATTCAGGGCATTACAACCTTTGTCTGTGATGAAGCGGAAGAGTGGACCAGTGAGGAAGAGTTCGACAAAATTATGCTCTCCATCCGTAAGAAGGGAATCCAAAACCGGATTATAATCATTATGAATCCCTGTGATTCCAATCACTTCATCTATAAAAAATACATCGAAAATACTCATAGGCTGGTAGAGATCGACGGAGTGCAGGTACAGGTTTCCACCCATCCGAATGTCCTTCATATTCATACAACCTACTTCGATAATATCGAGAACCTTTCTCCTGAGTTCTTGAGAGAGGTTGAAGAAATGAAAGAGAAGAATCCGGAGAAATATGCTCATGTGGTTATTGGGCGCTGGGCTGATGTAGCCGAAGGTGCGGTGTTTAAAAAGTGGGGTATTGTGGATGAGTTCCCGATGTGGTGTAAGAAAGTGGCTATCGGATTGGATTTTGGTTATACCAATGACCCTACAGCAGTTATCCGATGTGGAATCATAGACAATGCGCTATATTTGGATGAAGTGGATTATAGAACTGGATTACTTTCTGGAGATATTATAAAAACCTTGCGTCCTTGGGGTTTGAAAGTGATAGCCGATAGTGCCGACCCACGACTTATTCAGGAAATCCACAACGGAGGTATTAAGATTTACCCGGTAGAAAAGGGACAAGGTTCTGTCAATGCCGGTATAGACAAGGTGCAGGGTATGGAAATTTACATTACCAAGCGTTCTTATAACCTTCAAAGGGAGTACAGAAATTATGTTTGGGCAAAAGATAAGGACGGGAACTATATCAACGAGCCGGAAGACCACGACAATCACGGAATAGACGCTGCTCGCTATTATGTACTGGGTGAACTACTTGGCAAGATTCAGAAGCCGAAAGATTTAACAGGAATATTTACTCACTAAAATTATAGATTATGCCATTAACACTCGAAGAAATATTAGCATTGCCTGACATCGGGCAGAAGATAAACTACCTGAAGAAAGGTAGAAAAACCGAACTTCCAGACCGTTGTAAACTTTGGGACGACTGGAATCCCGAACGCCATGAAATCATGGTTGACAAAGAGAAGTACCCGGATAGAAAAGTTCTTGAAAAGGAAGCGGAAAAAGTTTTTGATGAAAAGACTGGTAAGACCTATGAAATCGAAGCACAATATAAGACTGAACCGGTAAACCGTATTTCTATCCCTTTGGAGCAAGATATTGTCAACATTCAAACAGCTTTTACGGTCGGCACAGAACCGTCTATGGATTGCACTCCGACTGATGATGATGAAAAGAAGCTGCTGGATGCGGTAAAGGCTGTATTCAAGTCCAACAAAATCAAGTATCAGAACAAGAAGATAGTCCGTGCCTGGTTATCCGAACAGGAAGTTGCCGAGTATTGGTATGTCACTGATGATGATTCGTTCTGGGCGAAGTTCTGGAAGAAAGTAAAGACTACTTTCGGGGGCAAGGTTAAGCCTACCAAGAAGTTGAAAAGTGTATTGTGGTCACCATTCAGAGGTGATAAACTTTATCCGTTCTTCAATGATGAAGGTGATTTGGTTGCTTTCTCTCGTGAGTACAAGAAAAAACTCATGGATGACTCGGAAATTACCTGCTTTATGACTATCACAGACAGAATGGTCTATCAATGGGATCTGTCTAAGGGTTACGAGGAAAGAACTTCTTTCGTCCATGGATTCTCGAAACTGCCGGTTATCTATGCTTATCGTCCCGAACCTTATTGCAAAAAGATAAAGACTTTTCGGGTCCGGTTGGAGAAATTATTATCCAATTATGCTGATTGTATAGACTACCATTTCTTTCCGCTGTTGAAGCTAATTGGTGATGTAGAGGGTTTCATGGGTAAGGTTAAGGATAGAATGGTTAAACTTACAGGTGAGGGTGCGGATGCTCAGTATCTGACATGGAATCAGGCAAATGACACCGTAAAATTTGAGGTAGAAACCCTCTTTGAGAAAGCATATTCTATGACGAATACACCGCAAATCAGTTTTGAAAAGTTGAGCGGTGCTGGAAATGCCTTGTCGGGAGTGGCTTTCGATTACGTGTTTCTTTCGACACATTTGCAAGTTCAAAATCATGCCGAGGTGATAGGTGAGTTCTTGCAAAGGCGTGTGAACTTCATAGTCTCTGCTTTAGGTTCTATAAATCCATCTGAATTTAACAAAGCATCTGAAACGATAGATATTAGTACAGAAGTTGTTCCGTATCGCCTTGACAATTTAGAAGATAAAGTTAATGTAGCTGTAAAAGCTGTGTCGGGTGGTGTATGGTCACAACGACATGGGGTAATGTTCGCTGGAAATATTGACCGCATCGAAGAAGAAATTGCAGAAATAAAAGAAGAACAAGCAGCAAAGAATGAGCAAATCGGAAATAAAGAACAGAAAAATGCTTCTTAGTCAGAAAAATTACGAGGTTTATAATTTTAGTATAAGAAAAATAGAATGGTTAGCGGTAATTCTTCGGAGTTACCGCTATTTTTATATTCATAGTAAAATAACGAATAAATGCTTTGATAATATTCGTATTATTACTATATTTGCATGGTAATTAAGTCCAAAGCGTTATGAGTTACAAATCAGTTAAAGACGTTGTAACTATGTTGCAAGAAAACGGTTTTGTTCTAAAGAGTCAGAAAGGTAGTCACATGAAGTTTGAGAAAGACGGCAAAGTGGTTATTGTACCGAATCATAACAGCAAAGGCGTTGAGAAAGGCACTTATTACAGCATTTTGAGACAAGCGGGGCTAAAGTAGCCCCCTTGTTCTCTTAATTAAAAAAGGAGGTAATATGAAAACAGTAGAAGTTATTGTAGAACACGCAGGAAAGAACTTAAGTGCTTATATTGAAGATGCTCCTGTCATTACAGTCGGTAACGACATGAAGGAGTTGGAAGATAACATGAAGGAGGCTATCGAATTGTATTTGGAAGATAACTCTAATCCTTGTGAGGTGCTTTCTGGAGAATTTGAGTTAAAGTTTAAGATTGATGCTGCTACTTTTATCAACTATTACAGTAATATCTTTACTAAGGCTGCATTGAGCCGTATTACAGGAATCAATGAACGCCAGTTGTGGCATTATGCTGCCGGAGTTCACAAACCTCGCAGGCAGCAGTTAGAGAAAATTCAGAGGGGTATTCAATCATTGACAAAGGAGTTATCGGCTATAAATTTGTTATAGTATGGTGGATGTTAGAGAATTGAAAATTGGTAATTATGTCTATTTACAAAATAGCAAAACTCCATATAAGATAACAGAAATAGGATATAGTGAGATTGAATATCCAAAATATGAAGCGAGTGGAATATCATCAGAAGCGGTATTTCGTACCTATGTAGAGAACCTTAATCCCATTCCTCTTACAGAAGAACTGTTGTTGAAGTGTGGATTTGAAAAGCATAAATGGGGAGTTGTCACTTATTATAGTCCCTTGTTTGAGTTGGACGCAGATTTCCATTTGAAGGGAGTCGATTACAATATACAAGTGAAATCCCTCCATCAACTTCAAAACCTGTATTTTGATTTGACAGGTCAAAAATTAGAAGTAAAACTTTAGGCATACTATCTTACTATATTTTAGGCGTGATTCATTCGGTTTCACGCCTTTTTTTGTCATATTTATGACAATAGTCTGATTGTCGTATATAACTATCCTGATTATTTCTCATTCTCTTTATTAAGATCGAATTTTACCGTAGAAATTTATAAATCAAATTCATACGGTATGACAATCTTAGAACAAATCTTAGCAGGGCTACAACAGAAATTCGCAGGGGTGGACACTGCTATTCTTACCCGCATTGCCACTAAGAAGGCAGAGGGTGTAACGGACGAGACAAAGGTAAACTCCATTATTGAGGGTATCAATTTTTCGGACGTGCTTAATTCCTATGGTGATTTCCGTGCCGGGGATGCTTCCAAGACCGCAGTTTCCAACTACGAGAAGAAACATAACCTTAAAGACGGTAAGCCAATCGAGACTACCACAACCACTAAAACGGAAGAGAATAAAGACGATGT